ACAGGATCACGTCGTGAAGATCCCGCTGCGACACACAGTCGCCCGGCGTCCAGCTGTCGGGGTTCAGCCGCGCCCCGTTGGCGCCGATGAACGCGACTTCCAGCTCGCCGCCGGACGGGTCGAACAGAACTTCCCGCACCACGTTCTGCTGCACGCCACCGATGACTGCGCAGACGACGTCCGACACGACCAGGTTCGACTGGACCCCGTTCCCGCCGGGCGCGGCTTCCCCCGCACCCGAGCAGCACGAAGGCTTCGGCGTCTGGGCCCAGAACTCGGTGTTCGTCAGGGTCTGGCCGGTCTCGGTGTTCGTCCACGACGTGATCTGGCCACCGTCGCACCCCGGCGTCCAGAACGTGCACAGGGTCGTCTCGGACGTCTCTTCCGCCGTGACCACGCAGGTGTCGTCGTCGTTGACGGCCGTCGCCCGGGTGTTCGGCCGGTCGATGAAGACACGCATGTCGGTGAACAGGCCGCCGCGCGCGTCCGGCGACGCGTCCGTCGACGACAGGGCCAGCGTGTAGACGCCAGCGTTGAGCGGGATGGACTGAGAGAAGGTGGTCCACGGGTTCGGGCCACCCGAGGACGTCACCGACGGCGGCACCGTGACGTCGTTGATGACGTCGCCGATCTGGTTGTCGTCCGTGTCGCCGGTGGACAGCGTGATGCGGTGGGTCTCACCAGGGTCACGGGCGCCGTGCACGACGCGGATGTTGAAGGTACCGGGCGCCAGGACCTGGAACGTCTGCCACACGGTGCTGATGCCGCCGGGCGGCGGCCCGTCCGACGTCATTTCCTGTACCGGCGTGCCGCGCGGCGTCGGCGTGGTGTTCTGGGCGCTCGCTACGTCCTGGCCCCAGATCTCGAAGGTCCGGCCGACGTCGTTGGTTTCCCAGCCACGGTTGGCGACGCTGGTGCACAGTGCGTCGTTGGCGGGCTGGTTGCCGGGGAACGGTCCTGGGTCGTCCTGTCGCGACAGCAGATGGAACCCGTAGTTCCCCTGAGCGACCGGCGGGCTGAGAGGCGGGCTCTCGTTGTACGCCGGGTTCTGGATCAGGTCCGCACCAGCGTTGTAGACCAGCTCGACCAGGTTCGGCGGGTTCTGGTCGAGGCGCAGACACTCAATGTGCACCTGCATGGGCAGAGCGTTGCCACAGACCTGCGCGGATCCCGCGTTCGGGTTCGTGACCGTGACGGTCGTACCGGCCATACGCGACTGGATGAAGTCGCGCAGTTCGTTGGCGAAGGTGCTGCCGTCCGGGTCGAAGATGGACCAGGTGATCCCGGCGTTCTGGGTCACTTCGTCCTGGATGAGGGAATCGACCGTGAAGCCGGGGTTGATCGGCAACGTCAGGTCGTAGACCCGTCCCGGGTGGTCGACCGGCCCGGTGGTGCTGGTGGTCTGGCAGAACTGCATCGGCTGCATGCAGGTGGCGCTGGCCGCGTCCCCACAGCAAGGCTGGGGGTCGAAGCTCGGGGGTGTGGTCACGAGTCACCGTCTTCCGCGTCGTCGGCACCCACGTCGGACGGCTTGCGGGCGCCTACACCCGCTCGCTTGCTGGCCGCTCGCTTGCGCGGCTTCGTCACGGAAGCCGGTACGCCAGCATCGAGGGGTCCCGCCGTCTCAGCGGCCAGGGGGCTCGCCACGGGCTCAGCCGCGACCGGCTGGGGCGTCGGGTAGTCGTTGGCGAAACCGTCCACGTACGCGCCTCTCAGCAGCTCGGACGGGACGGCCGCGTACTGGTCGGCCGTCAGCGTGAAGCCGGTGGACGTGGTCCGAATCGTCGGCGTCTGCCTCAGGGACCACAGGGCGAACTGACTGCGCAGTTCGTCAGACGGTTCGACGGTGATGAAGTCGATCATGGTTCCCCCTAGCAGCATGCGGACAGGTTGACGCGGACGGCGGCCGCCTTGCAGCACGCGACCTCAGTGACGAACGTCGTCTCGGCCAGCACGCGCCGGTCGTTGACGTTCGTGTTCACGGCCTGCCCGTCCCCGGTCTGGAAGACGTTGCGGTCGTCACGGCGGATCCGCATGGGCGGCGTGATGTACAGCCACGCCTCACCGGCAGGCGCCGGTACGGGCGGCGTCGGCGGCGTGGCCGGTCCCAGGTTGGCCGAGTAACCGGCGCCCAGGATCAGGCTGTTGCCTGCGAGCGTCGTCGGGCAGGTCTCTTCGGTGACCACGTTCACCTGCGTGTGCATGGCCAGCAGCGACGCCGTTCCGATCGGCGCGTGGATGATGCCCTGGCCGCCGTACTCGGTGGCGAGCCACGTTTCCAGCAGCCCGATGCCGTTGACGATGTGCACGGCGCCCGCACCGGGGGTCAGGTCGGTGGTGTGGGTGGCGTCGGCCAGGAACCGCGTCATGAACCATTCTTCCAGGGTGAACTGTTCACCCCGGATTAGCTGCGCGAGGGCATACTCTCGCGACTCGGCAAATGTCATGCCGACCGTGGCGCAGTCCACCCCGGCGTAGGCGGTGACCGGCTCGAACGAGCACGGTTCGAGCCGGTCGAACGTCTTCGTCTCGGGGTTGGTCCAGCCGTTTCCGGGCGCCGGGCAGTCCTGCCAGGGGTGCGCCGTGGCGCAGCTGGTGGACAGCATGTCCGTACCGTTCAGGTGGTGCAGGTCCGTGGCGGTGACCACGGGGATACACCCGCCCAGCAGCCCGTGCGGCGAGGGCTCGCCGTTGATCGGCGGGACAAGAGCCCGCATTCCCGCGTTGGGCATGGTTGCCCCTTCCTAGTGACGACGTCGGTCCCATGGTATCTGGCACCAGCTCAGGGGGCTTGCGCTGCAACCCGAGGCCATGTATCGTCTTCCTTGTAAGCAACCGCAGCGAAGAAAGAAGGATCCCATGGACGCCGACATCACCCCCGGACAGTCGTTCTCGAAGGACCGTCGGGCCTTCGTTGACGGGTACTGGGCCGATGCCACCACGACCGTGTACGTACGTCGGGTGATCAACGGCTACCGCGACCCGTGGACCGACGTCAGCTACGACAAGGGTGTGGAATTCCGCATCGTCGACTCGATCCACGGGACGAGCTACGCCACGCTGTCCCTGGCCGACTTCCTGAAGGCCTGGGCTAGCTGAGACACGGAAGCTGTTGCGCTGCAACGCGGCACCATGTATCGTCTTCCTTGTAAGCAACCGCAGCGAAGAAAGAAGGACACCATGACCCGCCGCTACTACAGCCGCAAGCCCGTCACCCAGGTCGACGTCTCGGCCGCCGCCGCGAAGATCCAGTCGGAACTGACCGGGATGAACCTGACGGTTCGGCCGAACGGATACGGCTACCGGATCCAGTGTGATCGGTGTGGCTGGTCCGCCTGCCACGGCCCGGTACAGGGCGCGATCGAGCACGCGGCCACTCACTGAATCGACGGGGAAAGGGTTGCAACATGAAGTACAAGCACGGTAACAACCGGGGCAAGGTACGGCACAAGCGCTACGAGAACAGGTTCCAGCGTGTGGGCGTAGCGCAGGCAGACATCAAGGGCTTGGTCGAAGCCGTCTTCGGCAGGGGCCTGACGGTGCGGGCCAACGGAAGAGGCTACCGGATCGAGTGTGACCGGTGCGGTTGGTCAGAGTACGACGTCCCGGTACAGGACGCGATCGAGCACGCGGCCACGCACTGAAGCGACGAAAGGGGTTCAACACGATGGGGTCTCACAAGAAGTCCGGAAAGCGGCATCCGTTCAACCGTCGGGACATGATTCCGCCGCCGGGCGAAGTGCTCTTTCTCGACCTGAAGAGGTTCGGGTTCCACGTGTTCATGGATCAGAACGGCGTCCAAAAGACGCGGTGCAACAAGTGCAGCCGCGTCCTGAGAAGCCAGACCCCACAGGCCGCTCAGGACCACGCGGCCACGCACTGATCCAACGAGAAAGGCCCCCGGCTGTAGCCGGGGGCCTTTCTACGTCAGCCGGTCACCGAAGCGACGGGCTCTGCCACTGTACCGGTTCCCTTACGGGGCCGGGATGGTCGGGCAGATGTCGAGCGCGTTGCGGGCGCCGACCTCACCGTTGGGGCAGACCTCGACGGTGACCGCGCGGGCAAGCCCCATGCGGTCGATGAGCACCACGGGCTCTTCCGAAAAGATCTTCTCGTCGTTGGTGGCGACGGTGACCGAGTCGATGATCACACCGAGGTTCACCTCGGGGCCACGGCCGATCTGGAAGTTGCCGGACGGGTAGATGAGGAACTGGATGGTCGTCGGCCACGTGGTCGCCGGGGTCACGCCGCCGATGCTGGTCGGGACGGCCGGGGGAAGACCGCGCGCCCACTGGACCCGCACACCCAGGTTGCTGAACGCGGCCTGGATGTCAGCGACCGAGAGGGTCGCGACGTCGACGCCTTCCTGGCGCGCCAGGTCGGTCAGCATGAGGTTCTTCGACCACCACGGGAAGGTGACTTCCAGCTGGGTCGAGTCACACAGGTTGTGGCGCTCGATCATGTCGGCCGCCTGAAGAGCCACCGCTTCGTAGATCGCCGAGAACGCGGCGAACGAGTCGCGGATGGTGACTTCCTGCGTGGCCGCCGAGTCCAGGGCGGCCTGGTACATGACCTGCTTGACGCGGATCTCGTGCGCCACCATGGCGTTGCGGACGTACCAGTCCACCATCTCGGGGAAGAACCGCTGCGTGAGGATGCCGACCGAGAGGCAGACACCGACGGCCTCGGCGCGGACGTCGATCGGCGCCGGGCACGGGATCTGGTAACAGGGCTTCTCGGGACCGGCAGGCTGCGTCGCGGCCGCGATGTCCTGGGCCTCGGTCCACACGAACGTGAGGGCCGCGACGTCCAGGGTCGGGGTGCGGAAGAACCTGAGGCCGCCACGGTTGAGCTGCACCTCGGGCGCGTCCCAGAGCATGTCCGGGCACGCGATGTCGAGGATGTCGTACAGCGTCTCGGACGGCGCGCACCAGCCCCCGGACGCCACCAGGTCCTGGCCGTTCAGGCGGCGCTGGTCGGCGGCCACCATGAGCGCCGTCGAACCCTCGGAAGCCGAGGACGAGTCGCTGACGGTCAGGTCGTCCGGGAACGGCAGCCGGTAGGACGCGATGATGCCGGTTCCGCCGCCCGCCGTCTTCAGGCCGGTGGCGCGCCGCATGGCGCCCTCGGTGATCTGGTCCAGGTTGATGGACTGGCCCGGGCGGTAGCCGGGGACGTCGACCGAAGCGACGATCTCGATTTCGGCGGTGGCCTCGGACGGCAGGTAGCGGGACAGTCCCGTACCGGTGCCGGACTGCTTGGCCCGCGCGGCGGCCAGGTTCATCGAGCGTCGCGCGGACGCCGAGATGACGGCGGTCGGCTCGATCACCTTCGTCTCGGTCTCGGCCGTCTCGGCGGCGGCCTCGGTGGTCTCGGCGGCGGCCTCAGTGGTCTCGGCGGCGGCCTCGGCCGTCTCGTCCTCGCCGAACGTCTCGGCCATCAGGGCGTCGATCTCTGCCGCCGTCTCGGCCGCTGCGGCGAGTCGGGCGTTCTGCTCACCCTGAAGGCGGAAGATGGTGTCCCGCAGGCCCTTCAGCGCCGGTACCGTCTTCGCGGTGGCGGTGTTGGACGTGGCGATCTTCTTCATCTCGATCGCCGCAGCGGTGAGGTGCTGCTCGATGTCCTCGTCCGAGAGGGTGCCCAGGTCCTCGGGCAGTTCGTAGGCGTCAGCCATTTTCGGGTCAGTCCATTTCTGTGAAAGGGACCCGGCCTAACGCCAGCAGCTGGGTTCATGATAGCTGCTGGCACGGCCGGTCCGGATCGGTTGCTCAGGCCTCTACGCCGGGCTGGACGACACGCGCGTCCGCGAAGCGCGCGGCGACCTGATCCGCCGCGTCACCGTTCGTCGTCTCGTACACCTTGCGGGTTCCGGCGTACACCCGGTAGGTGCCCGGGGCACCACTCGCGGTGGCCGTCCCTTGCGCGGTCGCCCGGTTCTTGTTGCAGCCGCACGCCATGTCAGTTCCCCTCGGTTCCGGTGATGTCGACGTCCAGCGTATCCGCCATCGCGAGAAGCTCGGCAAGCTCGGCCGCCTCATCCGCCTTGCGCTGCTCGGCCCTCGCGAAAGCGGCTACGAGAGAGTCGGCGAGACGGTCGTAGTCGATGCCCTGGGCGTCCTTCTCGGCCGTGTCCCGGAACAACTGCTCGGCGGCCACGGCGTCGTTGGCCTCGGCCAGGGTCGCCGCTGCGGTCAGGGCCATCTGAGCCCGTCCGACGACGGCACTGGCGAGAAGCGGGGACGAGTGGCCGGGGACGGGCACCGCGAGGACGGCACGCAGCTGCCACCCGCCGCCCGGCGCCTTCTTCATGTGGTAGCTGGGCTGAGTGGCCTGGAACACCGCCCGGTCCCACTCGGACAGCCACGGGGCCGCCGCGCCGCTGAACCACATGCCACGCTCGTTCATGCCGACGGTGACGATGCCCGCCACGGTGCGCGTGTCGTCGAACTGACACGAGGACGTCTCGCACTCGGCGCCGTCACGGTGGTGGCCGACGTTCATCGTGTAGGCGCCCGCCTTCACGGTGCTTCCGTCGTCCAGGGTGAAGCGCTGGCGAAGGAAGTGGGTTGTGTCGATCCGGCCGAGGCCGTCGATGGTCACCTTCTTCGCGAACCCGGCGTGCGCCTCACCGGCCTGCGCCACCCATCCGAAGATGCGGCCGTCCGCGTAGTTCACGCCGGGGCCGCCGGGCGGAAGTTCCTCGATGGTCGGCTCGCGGAACCACTCGGCCCGGAACGCGGGGGCGTCCTTCAGCGCGGCCCACGCGCTCGCGTGCATCTCTTCGGCCATGTCCTCACCCGTCACTTCGTCCACATGCGCCGCCACCGAGTCCAGACGTTCCCGGACGGCGGACCTTTCGTCAGCGGGCAGGTCCACACCACCCCGGGCGCCGTTCAGGGCGCCGAGGGCGGCCGACACGCCCTTCGGGACGATCGTCAGCTGTCCGTCGAGCACGTCGGCGTACCCGAGCTTGTACGCGGCCTTCGTCAGCGGGTCCTTGTCGTCGTCCCGGTAGGCGAAGGCCCTTCCGATCTTAGACGCGTCGCCGTCGGCCCAGGTGAACACCCGGTCCGCCGCACCGGCGCCATCCCACTCGGTGTCCCGGTCGGCTACCGGAAGATCCACCTGACCGGTGACCGAGGCCACCATGTCGTCCAGCATCACGTGATCCGCCTTTGCAGAGGTCGTCTTATCCGTGTAGAGACCCCGGGTGAGCCGTACGACCTCACCACGGGACGCGGCGGTCGCAAGCATGCGCTGCGCGGCCACAATGGGCATCTTCAGGGCCTGAGCGAGACGGGCCGCGCCCACCGGGACGGAAGAACGCCGCACGTGGCGAAGCACCCGGTCGTAGTCGGTCACCGACTGGATGGCCGCCGTCGCCTCATCCACGGGCCCCGACGGCTGATTGAACGGACTCTGCTCGTCCAGCACGATGCGCGCGTTCGCGAACGCGGGGATGCTGACCAGCGTCGCACCCCGGACCCTGGCCCGTGTGATCCGCATCAGGTACTGGCCCGAGCGGGTCGAGTCGACCACGGTGCCGTCCGTGAAGTCGGGGTCACCTGCGGCCGCCACCAGGTCGATGGCCTCACCCGGCACCATGCCGTCGGCGGGGATGATGAACGAGACCGTCCGGGACTCGGTCACCATGCTCAGGCCCGAGGCCGCCATCGTGGGGACGGTCTGGCCGACCAGGTGGTAGCCGCCGGACGCGGCGGGAAGCACGGAAGCGTTGAGCAGCTTCGCCCGGTACGTACCGCCGGAACCCGGCTGGGTGTCGACCATTTCCAGGTCCACGTCGTCCAGGTCGACCGACACCCCGAGCGGTGAGTGCTGGTCGAGCAGCATCGCCGCTTCGACGCCTGCCGCCAGGGTCAGATACAGCTTGCCGCTTCCGGGGATGCGGTTGCCGTCCCGGCCCAGCGAGTTGATCTCACCCGCGAGTTCGGCGCCGTCGTGGCCGCCCTGCATCTCATCGGCGTACTGAAGGGGCC